AAAACACCACCAAAAAATATCCAAAAGAAGATGAACAAGATGACATCTACAAGGAATGGAAATGACTTTAACAAGACAATCACAGACATCTGGAGATGCTCCAAAGAATATCATTCCCAACTCTGTTCAATATGATAAAATTTCTTCTGGTTACGAAGAAGGAAACATTCCAAAAAACTATAATCTAATTCCTTGTAGAATTAGTGATGCTGATTCTGTTTTATTAAATTTATTTAACAAAAAATTACAATTAAGAATTTTTGATAATATAGATACGCCCAAAGAAGTCCCCGCAAAATTTGCTGGTGGTGAACGATTTTCGTTCATCCAGAAGAGGCTTGGATTAAACCCCACTACGACGCTGCAACCGCCCCTAATTGCTCTCAAACGTCTCGGATATGATATATCTATGTCCCAAGGAATCGGACGCACCCTTGGTCAAGATACGGGCGATATTACAGTATGCACTCGTTTGTCTGACCAAGACCCTCGTTATCAAGCTTTAATCAATAAATCGAATATCCAGCATCAAGACAACATCGCTCATCCACTTAATGCTGCAAACCCTTTAACAATTCGCGGCTCAAAAGAAAATAAAGTTAGTTCAAGAAGATATTCTAAAAAATATCATCGTTTGAGTGGATTAGCCAGAGATTTTCTTAATCCAGAATTAGGGGATAATATTTATGAAATAATTAAAATTCCATTTCCTAAATATTTAACTGCTAAATATGAAATTACATTTTGGACATCGCATATTAAACATATGCATCAGTTATTAGAACAGTTTACAAGTTCTTTTGACAATCAACAAAATCAATTTGTCGCAACGTCTAATTCTGGTCATTCGATGGTGATATATATAGAAGACGACATAAATTTTCAAGATAATTTTGATGATTATTCGGACGCAGAAAGAGATATTAAAGTTACTGTAAATGCTAAGATTTTGACACAGATTTATGGTTTGCCTAACGCTCTTGGAAAACCTCCTATCAGGTCTTTTATTTCTGCACCTTCCTTTGAGTACGAAACAATTCTTGAGTCAGGAAAATTAGGAGAAATTTCTTATAATACAATTTATGACAAAAATGGAAATGCAATTTATGTCGTAAATGATTTATCTTTAACAAAAGAAGATAAGATTTTTGGACAAAATATCGGAGATAAAGTTAGATATGTTCGTCCTTCTTATCGCAATGTTAAAGCCGGAGAATATGCCATTCCTTTGAGTCCAGAATTAGAAGAAGCTCTTGATTTATAATTTCAAAAATTTTGAAAATAAAATGTTCCTACAAAATGCTTAAGGTATTTATAGAAAGTGAACCCATTAAACATATGATAATGAGGCTAAAAAATGGCTGAACGTGTATTAAACTCTCCCGGAACTCTTGATAGAGAAATTGACCAAAGTATTCCTAATACAAGCGAGCGAAAAGATACCGCCGCCTGTGTCATCGGAACTGCTTTAAAAGGTCCGGCTTTCGTTCCAACTCTTTGTTATTCGATGGACGAATTTCGTCAAAAATATGGAAATTTAAATCCATATAAATTTGGTCCTTATGCAGTTGATCGAATTTTTAAGAATAGAGCACCGGTTGCATATATTAGAACTTTGGGCGCTGGCGCTAATACTAACAGTAGCGACAACCTAAGAACAGATTCTTATGGTGTTTCAAAAAACGCAGGACTTGTGGTAAATCTAAATCAAGTTCCTATCACTAACGGAACTGGATTTGCTACTAAAGATGCTCCAAAAATGTATTTTTTGGTTCATAAAGCTGTAAGAAATGCGGCTGCTTTGGATTTATATCCAGAACTTGAAGATAATACAACTCTAAAAGACTGGACCTCAACCGATCCGATCAATTTCGTTTCGGCCGTTTTGTTTGTTGCAAAAGAAACAGAAGTTTATCTTTATCCATACAGCACAGTCGTCGTAAATTCTCTTGCGGATAAATTTAATGATGCTATTGCTTTTGGGCACAGCCAAGTTAATTTAGAAAATGATTTCTTATTTAAGCTGGCTATTAATTATACCGGCACTGATGGGACTTTTTCAGAGACGTATAAAAGTCCAGGAACCAATGATCCTATCGCTAATACACGAGTTGTAGTTATTTCTTTCAATCCAGATAGCGATCATTATATCGGCAAAGTTCTTAATGGAGATCCATTAAAATTTGGAACTGAAAAACACTTGCTTTATGCAGATTTTCCAGTTGATCCAGTTTTACTTGAAAGCCCTGTTCCTGCTGGGACAGATCATCAAGTTATTCTTGCAAAAGGACGTGTAGATAAAGATACTGGCGGTCAAAATGTTCCAGCCTCTGGTTTATTAACTGTTGACGAAGTTGGTTCAGGAAATCTTCCAGACGATCCAACTTGGCATAATTGTTTAGGGCGTTTTGATTCTCGTTTCTTGGCTCCTTCTTCAACTTGGTTTATTTCACAACCATATGGAACTCAAGAATATGATTTATTTGCTTTTGAAACTCTTGATGATGGAGAATATGCAAATAGTAAATACAAAATTTCTATCACGACTTTAAAACGTTCCCAAGATGCTTCTTATCCATATCCAGAATTTACTGTTCAAATCCGTGACTGGAAGGATAACGATTTGTCTCCAGTTATTCTCGAAGAATATGTTGGATGCAATCTTGACTCTAATTCTTCTAAATTTATCGGTAGATTAATCGGTGATCGTAAAATTTATTACAATTTTGACGCATCCGATCCAAAAGAACGTAGATTAATTGAAGAAGGTTCATTTACCAACAAATCAACTCGCGTGCGAGTGATTGTAAGTTCAGATGTAACAAATAAACGAATTCCAGAATCGGCTATGCCTTTTGGATTCCGTGGATTGCCAACATTAAAAACTGTTGATTTAGCTGAAGATGGCGTAGATGCCTGGAAATATTTTGATGATGATTCTCTATTGAGTCAACTAAGATTAAGGATTCGTGATTTAGCTGCTACAGAAGAAGCTGATGGAACCCCTGCTGTTGCAAACCTACTGTCAGCAATTCTACCTCCGGTTCCTTTTGTTCACAAAATTACTACTGGCTCACAGAAAGTTCTTCGTGTCGCAACTGATAAATTAGGCGAACCGGGCGATCTTGAAATCGGAAATAGTAAACTTTACTGGGGTGTTAAATTTGGTAGAGTTTTAGATGTTGGAAATACCAACTCGGGAATTTCAGAAGAAAATAGACTTTTCAAATCATTATCAAAATTCCTTGGAATTTCAAAACTTGATTTAAAATTTGAAGATCGTGCTGCTGATAATGTTCACGATAATAAGTTCACTCTGGCAAGAGTTGCTTTCCCAACTTCATTATCAGAAGATTCTGGTGGAAATACTGTCGTAAGACTTGACGGAGCAATGGAAAAACAGGTTGTTGGCTTAGCTTATGTTCGTAATGGCGTTCCCGATATCAACAAATATACCATCGACGATGGAAGATGGATGGAACCAGTTTATGACCAGTTTAACAACCCTATCGGTTCAACCAGCGTTCCTCGTATCACGTTTGCCACCTTGGCCGCAGAAACTAATCCATTCTTATTTAACAAATTCTCACAGTTTGCTAAATTTACTACCTTTATCGGTGGTGGATGGGATGGTTTGAACATTCTTGATCGTGATGCTCAATTGATGAACGATAGATCAACGTCAACCTATGACGATGGAACTAAATATGGTGGTGCCGCTACTGATTATGTAACTCCAGGATTTCAAACTGGTAGCAATATCAACGGCGCTGGTTTAGAAAACAACAACATCATTTCTTATCGTTCTGCGATTGATATTGCTACCGATATCCACAATATTGACGTTGATTTATTAACAATTCCTGGTATTCGAGACGCTTTTGTTACCGATTATGCCAGAGAAAAAGTTCAAGATTATGGATATTCGTTCTATGTTATGGACGTTCCTGGGTATGATGTTGATAGAGTAAGATTATTTGACGATGACTTAACTCATCCTCATGTCGATAATACTCTTGAAGCTATCGAAACAAGAATGATGACAACAAACTCAACAGGAGCTTATTTTCCAGACATTGTTATTAGCGATCCAGATAGCGGAAGAAATATTGTTGTTCCTTCTTCAATCGCAGCTATTGCCGCTCTATCATACACAGATAAAGTTGCAGATCCTTGGTTTGCTCCTGCTGG